TAGTGCATAATGAAAGACAATGATAATGTAAAAAGCGATTACGATTATTCGCGCGAGACATACTACGATCTGATTGAGAAGGGTCGTGAAGGTCTTGAGGATATGATCCACGTGGCACGTGAGTCCGAGCACCCGCGGGCGTATGAAGTCCTTGCCGGTATGTTGAAGAATATATCAGACATCAACGACAAGCTGATGGATCTCAATAAAAAGCATAAAGACATCACCCAACCAACGAAAGACAGTAAACAGATAGAACATCAACAAAATATATTTGTAGGGTCGACTGCTGACTTACAGAGACTACTACAGAAAGAAAGTGAAGAGATCGATGTTACCCCAACAGACGAGTAGTTATCTCGGCAATCCAAATGTAAAACGTGATGGAGTTCAGCAAGAGTGGAAGCCTGAGCTTATACAGGAGTACGCGAAATGCATGAACGACCCTGTGTACTTTTGTGAAAAGTATGTTAAAGTAATTGCATTGGATAGCGGTCTTGTATCGTTTAACCTATATCCTTACCAAAGGGATATGTTCAACCACTTTCAGAACAATCGATTCAATATTGTTCTTGCATGTCGCCAGTCCGGTAAATCAATATCTGCCTGTGCTTATCTTCTGTGGTATGCGCTATTTCACTCAGAGAAAACAGTTGCGGTCATGGCAAACAAAGGTGCGACAGCACGTGAGATGCTTGGTCGTATCACATTGATGCTTGAGAATATACCGTTCTTTCTACAGCCTGGATGTAAGGCACTCAACAAGGGATCGATTGAGTTTAGTAACAACTCACGGATTGTTGCTGCAGCGACCTCTGGTTCCTCGATTCGTGGTATGTCAGTTAACCTCCTGTACCTCGATGAGTTTGCGTTTGTCGAACGTGCAGCAGAGTTTTATACATCAACCTATCCGGTTGTATCATCAGGTAAAGAAACAAAGATTATCGTGACGTCAACCGCTAATGGTATCGGTAATGTTTTTCATAAGATATGGGAAGGTGCAGTCCAAGGAGTCAATGAATTTAACCCGTTCCGTGTGGACTGGTGGGATGTTCCAGGTCGAGATGATGCATGGAAAGCGCAGACAATAGCAAACACTTCTCAGTTACAATTCGACCAAGAATTTGGCAATACCTTTTTCGGTACAGGCGATACACTCATCAATGCCGAAACACTGATGAGCCTCCGAGCTCATAACCCTATTCGAACCCTTGAAGCGGGAGACCTTCTCGTCTATAAAGAGACGACTAAAAAACACGAATATGTTATGACAGTAGATGTATCAAAAGGAAGAGGTCAAGACTATTCTACTTTTAATTTGATCGATATTTCAGTCCGGCCTTTTGAGCAGGTCGCCGTGTATCGCAATAACACTATCTCGCCTATACTCTTCCCTAACATTATATATAAGTACGCGAAAGTCTACAATGATGCTTACATTGTCGTTGAGTCAAATGATCAGGGATCTGTTGTGTGTAATGGCTTATACCACGATCTAGAATATGAAAACCTACATGCGTCTTCATCAGTCAAAGCATCAGGCCTTGGCATCGAGATGAATCGAAAAATCAAGAGGCTTGGCTGCTCAGCTATTAAAGATATTCTAGAAAATAGTAAGCTTAATATTGTCGACGAGCACACGATACTTGAGATATCTACGTTTGAGGCAAAGGGTACAAGCTATCAGGCAAGTACTGGAAACCACGATGACCTGATGATGAACCTAGTCATGTTTGGATATTTTGCTTCGACACAATATTTTGGAGAGATGACTGATATCAATCTAAAGCAAATGATGTTTGAGCAAAAGATGAAAGAAATAGAAGAGGATATTGTTCCATTTGGATTCATCGATGATGGACGTGATGCACAACCAGTAGAGCCAGACTCTAAGTTTGGTTGGGCCGTAGAATTCGACCCAAATCTATAAATATATAAATAATAGTGAATTGAAAACTTCAGCCGTATTATGAATTCATATCATTTATAACGAGGAAAAAGACAATGGCACTTTTTGCACCTTCAGAATCTCCGGCGGTTGTCGTAAGGGAGATTGACCTGACTGGTGGCGTACCTAACGTCCAGTCAACTACTGGAGCATTTGTCGGAAGTTTCACCTCAGGACCAGCTAATAAACGTGTGCTCATATCTAATGAGGCTGAATTAGTTAGTACCTTTGGTGCGCCTGACGACTCGAATGCAGTAGATTTTTTAACCGCAGCACAATTTTTAAGATTCTCTGGATCTTTATACGTAACAAGGGCGATCGATACATCAACAGCTAAAAACGCTGCTGACAGTAGTAGCGCTACATACTTTGCAGATCAAGATGCATTTGATGGATATGGCGGAGGCGGCCGAGTTTTTGCACGTGACGCTGGAAGATTAGGTAATTCTCTTGCTATTAAAGTATATCAAGCCGGAAGTGCGACAGCCTTCTCATCTTGGGCATATGCTAATAGTTTCGATCGAGCCCCGACTAGTTCTCCATCTGCAGTAGCAGCAGGATCAACAGGCGATGAATTGCACTTAGCAGTTGTTGATAGTGATGGTTTAATCAGCGGAACTAAGGGTACTGTACTAGAAACGTTCCCGAACCTCTCGCAGCTCACTGACGCTAAGAACGATGAAGGGAAATCAGTTTTTGCTAAGACTGTAATTAATAACACGTCTGAGTACATCTATCTTAATAATATCCCTTCTCTAGCTAGTTTTGGAGCAACGACGGCGCTCGACACAGCTTATGGTGAGACAGATACTCCGTTAAGTCTTGCTTTGACCGGGGGTCATGACGGCGGTGATGGCACAAGCTTAGCTGCTGTACAATCAGGATGGGACCTTTACGAAGATAAAGATCAGGTAGAAATCGACTTCATGATTGCAAAGAACATGGGGGACTCGGCAGATCAAGTTACGTTGGTTAACGATCTAGTAGCAACGGCACAAGCAACTCGAAAGGATTGTGTTGTTGTAGCATCACCACATAGTAGTACAATTGTTGGTGTAACATCTGATGCAACAAAAGTTACTAATATGGTAACTTTTGCAGATCAGTACACCAGGTCTTCTTACCTCATTGTAGATGCTAACTATCTAAAAGTATACGATAAGTTTAACGATAAGTATAGAAACATTCCTGCTTCTGGAACAGTTGCTGGAATCATGGCAGCCACGGATATCAACCGTGCAGCTTGGTTCTCGCCAGCTGGAGCTAGACGCGGACAAATGCTTGGAATTACGTCTCTCGCATTCTCACCATCAAAAGCTCAGAGAGATACTCTCTATAGAGCTGGTTTGAATCCGATTGCGAATATTCCTGGACAGGGATCACTTCTCTTTGGAGATAAGACATTCCTAGGAAGAGTATCGGCTTTCGACAGAATCAACGTAAGACGTTTGTTCTTGATTCTTGAGAGAGCGATTGGAAGGGCAGCACAACAAACCTTGTTCGAATTCAACGATGAATTCACAAGGGCTGAATTTGTAAACATTGTTGAACCAGTGCTTCGTGAAGTACAGGGTAGACGAGGTATCACAGACTTCAGAGTCGTATGTGATGATACAAATAACACTGCTGCAGTTATCGACCGTAATGAATTTAAAGCTGACATCTTTATTAAGCCAGCACGTTCAATCAACTTCGTAACATTGAGTTTCGTAGCTGTAAGAACTGGTGTGGACTTTGAAGAAGTCGTAGGCACAGTGTAAGGAGATAAAAAATGGCAGTTTTAGGAGTCGATGACTTTAAATCAAAACTGAGAGGTGGAGGCGCACGTCCCAATCTATTTAAGGTGACGATGAACTTCCCTGGATACGCCGATGGAGACACTGAGCTAACATCATTCTTATGTGAAACAGCACAGCTCCCCGGTTCAACTATGGGAACGATTGTGATTCCTTTCAGAGGTCGACAGCTAAAGATGGCTGGTGACCGTACTTTTGCAGCATGGACTGTTCAGATCATCAACGATACAGACTTTGATGTTCGTAACTCCATGGAGCGTTGGATGAATGGTATTAATGCTCACTCAGCAAATACTGGTCTTGCTTCACCAATTGCATATGAAGCAGACATTCTTGTTGAGCAGCTTGATAGAGATGCTTCTGTTATCAAGAAGTATACTCTTCGAGGAGCATTTCCAACTGAGCTCAGCCCGATTGATTTAGCGTATGATGCGGTTGATCAGGTTGAAAGGTTCCAGGTAACCTTCGAGTATCAGTACTTCGAAACCAACACCACAACTTAGAAATATATAATAGGAAAGGGACCAGGTTAGCGCTTGGTCCCTCTTTCTACGAAAGGAAATAGTATGGCAGAACCAAGCAGAGGCATCAGGCTTTTTGGATTTGAAATCAAAAAGGCTGAAACAGAAGATCCAAAGAAGAAACCGTCAATTGTACCTGCGCGGGATGACGATGGTGCGGGATATGTCACTGCGTCTGGAATGCACTATGGTCAATATCTTAATATTGATGGTGATGATTCAAAAGACAATTATCAACTGATCATGCAATATAGAGGTGTAGCTTTACATCCAGAAGTTGACATGGCGATTGAAGAGATTGTGAATGAGTCAATTACGATTAATAATAATGAAATGATCACTGACATTAATCTTGATAAGATTGATATCTCAGACTCGATTAAAAAGCAGGTCAAAGAAGAATTCGATAACATCTACGGAATGTTAGATTTTAATGACTATGGTCATGATATATTCCGTAGATGGTATGTTGATGGAAGACTATTCCATCATCTAGTAGTTGATGAAGGCAATTTAAAGGCTGGTATTAAAGAGATTAGACCAGTAGACGCATCGAAGATGCGAAAAGTAAAACAAGTTAAAACGAAAAACGATCGTGAGACTGGTGCAAAACTCATTGAGAAAGTCGACGAGTACTTCATCTATCAAGAAAAACCAGGTGCTGCAAACTCAAGTGGAGTTAAACTCACAGAAGATGCAGTATCATACGTTACGTCTGGTCTTCTGAACGAGGATCGTAAGAAGATCGTATCATATCTGCATAAAGCGCTCAAGCCAATTAACCAGCTTCGTATGATGGAAGATGCATTGGTCATCTATCGTCTTGCACGTGCACCTGAAAGAAGAATGTTCTATATCGACGTAGGTAACTTGCCTACCGGTAAAGCTGAACAGTACATGAAAGATATCATGTCTCGGTATCGTAACAAAATTGTCTATGATGCAAAGACTGGTGAGATCCGTGATGATCGTAAACACCAAGCACTTCTAGAAGATTTTTGGTTGCCACGTAGAGAAGGTGGCCGTGGAACAGAGGTATCATCTTTACCAGGTGGTCAGAACTTAGGTGAGATTGATGACATCATATATTTCCAAAAGAAGATGTATCGTGCGCTCAACGTACCGGTTAATAGGCTCGAGCAAGAGGCTCAGTTCTCTCTTGGTAGATCATCAGAGATTACACGAGATGAGTTAAAGTTTCAGAAGTTTGTTGATCGGTTGCGCAGAAGATTCTCACAGCTATTCCTAAATATTCTGAAGAAGCAATTGATTCTGAAAGGTATTATTACAGAAGAAGATTGGAATAACTGGAAGACAGATATAGTTATAACTTATACAATGGATAACCATTTCACTGAGCTAAAAGACGCAGAAGTGCTTCGTGAAAAACTACAGCAGCTCGATCAAGTACAAAATTATGTCGGTGAGTATTTCTCGAAAGAGTGGGTCATGAAGAATATCTTGCATTTCAGCGATGAGGATATCGAGAACATGCAGAAAGAAATTAGCGGTGAAGGTGGTCAAGAAGAAGAGCCACAAGAAGAATCGTATGACTACATTGAATACCAAGACGAAGATGAACCAGCTCAGTTAGAAATAGAGGAAACTATAGACCACAATCTAAAAGAAAAAGAATTAGAAGTGTTGTCTAGTATCGCTACTGTACTGAAGAGTTAAGATGAAGACTATTATTAATGAAGCTCTTCTGGCTCTTGCCATCAAGAACCTGAAAGAAGATATCGCCGAGATAAAATCTCACCCACCGAAGAGAGGCAGACAAGGACCTCAAGGTGATCGTGGTGATATTGGCCCTATTGGTCTCACCGGAGAACAGGGCCCTCAAGGCGAGCAGGGCATTCAAGGTCTTATCGGTGAACAAGGCCTTCAAGGCCTTCAAGGATTACAAGGACCTGCTGGTCCACAAGGAGAGAAAGGAGATAGAGGTGATACCGGTCTTCAAGGGCCACAAGGCCCGTCCGGATTATCTGGACAGCAGGGAATACAGGGCCCACGTGGAGAGAAAGGTGAGGACGGAGAACGGGGGGCCATTGGTCCTCAAGGACCCAGAGGATTACCAGGTGATCGAGGTGTCAAAGGTGACCAAGGGGCGCAGGGGGCGCAAGGACTAAAAGGCGATCAAGGTTTTCCAGGGCCAAAAGGTGAACAAGGTGTAGAAGGTCCTCAAGGACCAGCTGGACCAAAAGGAGACCGTGGAGAGAAGGGAGAGAAGGGCGATACTGGTCCTCGGGGCCCTGAAGGTCCTACAGGACCAGCTGGGCGCGACCTAACTCTCCAAGATGCACAACCGGTATTCGATCAATATCAGACTGAATATCGTAGGTTTGTATCGAATGTAAATAAATCACTAGCTTCACTTGGTGGCGGTGGTCTTGGTGAACAAGACGTAATAAGTCTTATTAACACTATTGCTCCGACTCTTGTTGGAAGTGGTGGAAGCGGAACAACTGACTCAGCGTACCTCTCTGCTTTGCAACAGAGTTTAGTGCCAGCATTTGATTCTGTTTACAGTTTAGGTTCGCCGACTAAAAAATGGAAAGACTTACATTTATCTAATAGTACGTTATTTTTAGGTGAATTTGGTGTAGCAGCTTCAAACGGTGGTCTTGTTGTCACAGATCCTCAAGGAGTCGCGCAAGAGATAAGTGGTTCAACATTAAACAGAACCATATCAACGGAAATACCAGGAACAACGAATTTTGATTTACGGCAGACACAAGGTGATAGCGCCGGTGTATTTACTGAAACTGGACTTGGTGATAAAGACTTTGGACCGTTTGGAGAAGAACAAAGATCATTTTATGACTGTTTAAAGCCTGATGCAGCAACTGCTAGCTTAGATTTAGGTTCATTATAATGGTTATAAATAGTACAAGTATTTTAAAGGTTAGACGCGATGCCAACTAGTTTACAATTTAGAAGAGGTACTGCTACCCAGAATGATGCGTTTACCGGATCAGCTGGTGAGCTGACGATCGATACTACGAATAAAACAATTCGTGTACATGATGCTAGTACAGCTGGTGGTAATCGACTTGCGACTTATTCAGATCTTACTTCGGTCGCAGCTGCTATCGATTCTGCTGGTGTAATACTACTCATTGACTCTGCCTATGTTGCGGCTAGGACAACTACTGGCACGGACTCTTCTACTGTAAGCGCAATTATTACAGCCGACGTTGATGCGGCATTTGTTGCGGCTCTCGGTGCAGCTGCAATACCAAACTTGGCTACATCTAAAATTACATCGGGCACATTTGCAGATGCTCGGATCGCTGCTAGTAACGTAACTCAACATCAGGCAAGTCTGACTATTACTGAAAGTCAAATCAGTGATCTCGGCAGCTACATCACTGCTAGCTCAACTAACACTCTTACTAATAAATCTATCAGTGCTAGTCAAATTAATTCAGGAACATTTGACTCGGCGCGGTTGCCCGCTGGTACGTTTACAAGTAGTGGTGTTGATTCTGCTGCCGTAAGTGGATTAGTCGATTCAAGTTATGTTCAGCTTAGGCAAAACTTTGCTTATGCATCGTTGACCGGTGCACCAACAATACCGGCCCTTGATACAAACTTTGTTGACTCAGCTCGTGTGAGCTCAATTGTTACGGCTGATGTCGATGCTGCATTTGTAGCCGCATTAGGCACTTCTGCTATTCCTAATTTACCTACGAGCAAAATTACTTCTGGAACTTTTGACTCTGCAAGAATACCCTCATTGGCCGCATCAGATATTGTAACCGGTACTATTGATTCTGCTAGACTTCCTTTAGGTACTTTTAGTGGAGGATCAGGCGGAAGTGGTATTGATTCTGCGGCAGTTATCGGTTTAGTCGACTCAGCGTATGTCCAGCTTCGACAAGCAGCCGGTGGTGGAACTGATCCAATCTTTAAAACAATCTCGGTGGCCGGTCAGAGTGATGTAATAGCAGATACAACAACAGATACATTGACACTTGTCGGTAGCGGTGTTGCTATTACAACAAATGCTGGTACAGATACTATTACATTTACGGTTAATAGCGGTACAGATTCGAATGCAGTTATTGCCTTAATTGATTCTGCATATGTTCAAGCTCGGGAAACAGCACAAGATTTTGCTTATAGTTCATTAACTGGCGCGCCAACAATACCTGCTGTCGATACAGATTTTGTTGATTCAGCTATGGTAAGTTCGATTATCACCGCAGATGTTGATGCATCATTTGTTTCAGCCTTAGGCGCTAGTGCAATACCAAATCTAGCGACTAGTAAGATTACCTCTGGTACATTTGATTCAGCAAGGATACCTTCACTAGCTGCAGCAGATATTGTAACAGGAACACTTGATTCTGCACGACTGCCAGCTGGAGCCTTTACTGATGTTAATACAAATGTAGATTCAAATTTTGTTAAAACTGTAACAGGAATCGATGCTAGCACACTCGGTGGTCAGAACAGTGCGTATCACTTAAACTACAATAATTTTAGCAATACGCCAACTATACCAACACTTGGAAACGACTTTATTGATTCGGCCGAGGCAATCAGGTTAATCACTGCAAATGCAATTGATTCAAGCGTTGCTCTTGAATTATTGTTAGATTCAATTGAAACCATCGCGTTAATAGATTCAGCTTATGTCAGACTAAGACAAGATTTTGCTTATGCATCATTGACAGGTGCACCGACGATACCTGTCCTTGATACTAACTTTGTAGATTCTGCGCGAGTCAGTTCAATTATTACTGCTGATGTAGATGCATCATTTATAAACGCATTGACAATTGATGCAGATACTCTTGGTGGTCAAGCTGCTTCTACATATTTACAAACTACTGCTGACTTCCCCGATTCTTCTGGTGTCAACTCATTAATTGACACACGCGTTACTAATGCGTATCTTCGTGGGCTTATCGATGACTCGGTACTAACGGTCGATGGTAACGGATCAACTGGTGGTGTTACCATACAGGATGGCGGCATTAAAATTAACACAGGAACGGGCAGTGTCGCGTACGCAGACTTCTATTGTGAAGTTTCAAATGCACATAGAACAAGACTGAAGTCTGCCGCTCACTCAGCATATTCAGGAAATGTTGATGTTACACTTCCGACAACGACCGGGACACTAGCACTTACGTCTCAACTACCGGTCATTGATACAGACTTTGTGGATTCTGCACGTGTCAGTTCTATCATAACAGCTGATGTTGATGCAGCTTTTGTGGCAGCACTTGGTACATCAGCGATACCAAACTTACCTACTTCTAAAATCACATCAGGAATATTTGATTCCGCTAGAATTCCGGTGTTATCAGCTAGTGATATTGTAACAGGTACAATTGATTCTGCTAGATTGCCTACTGGTACATTTGGTGGTGGCGGGGGTGGATCATCACTTACGATACAAGAAGAGGGTAGTTCGCTTTCTACTGCTGCGACTACACTTAACTTTGTAGGTTCAGCTGTTACTGCATCAGGTACTGGTGCAACTAAAACGATCACAATTGTTGGTGGCGGTTTAGATTCTGCAGGTGTTAGAGATATCATTCAAGGAGACGCTGGATTAACACAATTTGCATATACCGTTACTTCAGCTAATACAACATCATTTAGCGGAAATGATAACAATGGAAACTCATTAAGCTATAACGCTAACACTGTTGCTGTATTCTTAAACGGTGTCTTGTTGGTAGACAGTGATGACTATTCAGCGACAAACGGTACGTCAGTGACTCTTGTGACCGGTGCGGATTCGGATGACGTTCTAACAGTATTCAATATTCCTGGTGGTAAAGGTTTAGACTCAGGACAAGTCAGTGGTGTGATTACTGCTGATGTAGATGCATCATTTGTTTCTGGTTTGGGAACTAGTGCAGTACCAAATCTACCAGCAAGTAAGATAACATCTGGTACACTTGACTCGGCCGTGTTACCAGCTGGAACATTTAGTAGTGGTGGTGGAGTAACTACCGGTAAAGCAATCGCCATGGCAATCGTATTTGGAGGATAATAAATGGCAGCACCTAATATAGTTAATGTAGCTACGATTACTGGCAAGTCAGCTGTTCAGGCTGTAGGCACGTCGGCAACCGCTATAGTTACAAATTCAGCATCGAGTAATAAAGTATTTAAAGTAAATGCTTTGTATGTGTCAAATGTTGACGGAACAAACAATGCTACGGTTAATATAGATTTGTACAGAAGTTCTACAGCATATCATATTGCAAAAACATTAAATGTTCCTGCAGATGCGACGATTGATGTTATCAGTAAACCCGTATATTTAGAAGAAGGTGATGCATTACGCTTGACCGCGAGTGCTGCGTCTGATATAGAAGCAGTTTGCTCTTATGAGGAAATCTCGTAAATGCCTCAGTATCCGTCGAGCCAAATATGGACTTTAAGGAATCACTCAAAGTTTGTACAGGGTGACCTGACATATCCAACGACTTCTGAAGCTTCATCTATTTTTAGATTGAGAGAAGCTTCTATGGCTCGATCATTAGGAATTTTTCCAAATGATGACATTGTAACTACCTCTGGTAAGGATTATGCTGACAGCTATATAGCAACAACCGGAGGATCAATAACTGTACATGGATCAACGTCTGGAAGTCTTAACACTGCAGTGGATGCCTTAAGTGACGGTGACGTACTTTTATTAAGTGCCGGATCATATACATTAACAGCTGTTACGACTGAAACGTATTCTAGTGACCCGATGCGCACGGTAAATGCACTAATTGCGGGTGATACAGACGACGCTAATGATGTTGTAATTGAAGTAACACACACATCAGCTCGGGGCCATCATGTGTTTGCAGATGAAGATACTGCTAGCTTAGCTCCAGACACCTATAAACAATATGCATTTATTCGTTTTAAACGTTTAGACACATCTGTTACAAACTATGTAAATGCTTTGTCTGGTGGAGTTGCAAGTTATAAAGCACATGGACGAATGGTGAATTGCATATTCGATGGTAACGCCGGAGATGTAAGTTGGATATATGATAACTCCCAAGGGACAGCACATGATGTTGCATATACAAGAACAACATTTATAAACTATGCCAACTGGGACCAGTCTTACACCGGAGGATCTGGTGCTATTGTGGTGAATAATTGTTTATTTGATGATACAACTAATGAAACAAAACAAGCTGGATCCGGTAGCCATACCATTGCGACTCTCACTGATTGTGTAAACAGTGCTACTATTCAATTATTAAATGGACAATACGATACAAATACATATTCGACAGCTGGACATTTATACATACCAAATACTACGGCGGTATTCTAATGGCAGATTTTCCAACAACAACATCAGCTTCTTCGGTTTGGCAAATTAATGAAATTTCGCGAGCTTTAAAGGGATCACAATGGCCGACGTCATCTGGGCCCCAGCTGACATATACTGCAGTAGCAGTCGGTGGCGGAGGGGGCGGTGGTTCCTATCAAGGTGCCGGCGGTGGAGGCGGCGGTGTTGTATATCTAACAAGTCAAACAGCCACTAGTGGGGAAGTGCATACTATAACAGTCGGAGCTGGTGGAAGTGGAGGCACAGGTAATTCTACTGGTAGCCAGGGTACTCATGGTGGTAATTCCATAATAGCCATTAGCGGTGGTTCAACTCATACTGCATACGGTGGCGGTGCTGGTGGTCATGCTAGTAACGGTGCTGATGGTGCATCAGGTGGTGGTTGTGTAGCTTCATACGATCCTGGATCAGCAATTCATGGTTCTCAAGGAAATGGTGGCGGTGATGGGCCGGGGGGCCCGGCCCCTCTGACGGGTGACGGTGGATCCGACGGTGTTGGCGGCGGAGGCGGCGGTGGAACATCGGGGAGCTCGACGCGTGGAGGCAACGGTGGTGATGGACCAGATCTCTCTAGTACATTTGGCACAAATATCGGGGAAAGCGGTTATGTAGCTGGCGGTGGTGGTGGATCTAAGACATCATATAGCTCTAACATATATGGCGGAGACGGTGGCCAGGGCGGAGGTGGCTACGGTGATGCTTATAATAAAGTTTATAAAACAGGACTTACTTACGCTAGTGATAGACACGGAGATACAAACACCGGGGGCGGTGGAGGTGGAATCTGGTTCATAAGCAGCGGCGGTGGAAACGGTGGATCTGGTGTAGTACTTTATGTTATATCTGGTGGAGCTACTGCTTCAGCAACGACAGGAAGCCCGACAACACACACATATAATGGTAACACTGTTTATGAGTTCACTGCATCAGGGAGTATTACATTCTGATGGCGCATTTTGCACAACTTGATTCAGATAATGGCGTAATAAACGTAGTGGTTGTTAATAACGTACAACTACACGACGGCGATTTGAATGAGCAAGAAGAATTAGGAATCAATTTTTTAGTAGACCTTTATGGTAGTGGAAAATGGGTTCAAACAAGTTTTAACGGAAATTTTAGAAAGAATTATGCTGCAGTTGGATATAGTTATGATTCGGATCGGGATGCCTTTATACCACCAAAACCGCATGAATCATGGACTTTAGATTCCGACACTTGTTTGTGGCAAGCACCAATTCCACAACCTGGTGGTATTGTTCTTTGGAATGATGAAACCCAGGCTTGGGATTCAGCATATTAAATATTACATAGGAGTAAATTATGAGTGAAGAAACAGAAGTTGCAACAAATCCAATCGAGGATTTGATTCAAGCAACACTAGATCAAAATTATACAGCGGCGACTGAGATCTTTAATGATCAGATTGGTCTCAAGATGCAGTCTGCATTAGAGCAAGAGAAAATGGGTATTGCATCCCGGCTCTATGCTGGTCATAGTGCTGAAGGTGGTCCAGAAGATGATGATTATGTCGTACCTGATCCAGATGCCGAGGATGAAGAACTTGATCTTGACATCGATGACGAAGATCTAGAAGTCGATGAAGATGAAGAAGTTGACGAAGATGATGAAGTGGAAAACTAAAATCATATAAATAATTAAGTACGGAAAGTAATATGAAACTATTTACTGAGTTAAGAAAAAAGATGCCGCCTGGAGAACATGTCCGGGATTTTAAAGTAGGCAGAATAGCAGTAATGATTCATAAAGATAAGGGCAAGTTTATCGCCTATGTCGATGGTGATAGACTTGATGCTTATAGAACGCAAAAAGAGGCGGAGAAAGCTGCCGCCCAATTTGTAAAACAGTTTGGAAAAATGTAATGAAACTGATCGCAGAATATACTGACCAAGACATCGAATGTATCGTCGAAGCGAAAGACGGTAAGAAGAGTTATGCTATTGAAGGTATCTTTGCTTCAGCAGAGCAAAAGAACCGGAACGGCAGAATCTATCCAAAAGAAGTCATGGAGTCTGCGGTTAACAAATATATTGACGAACAAGTTTCAAAAGGTAGAGCTGTTGGTGAACTCAATCATCCTGAGGGACCAACAATCAACCTAGATAAGGTTTCACACAAGATCGATTCCCTTGATTGGAAGGGTAACGATGTTGTTGGAAAAGCGACAATACTGGCAACTCCTATGGGTAAGATCGTTGAAGGTCTTCTCGATGGCGGGGTTAGGGTTGGCGTTTCAACTCGTGGTATGGGAAGTCTGCAAAGAGGTGGCGATGCCATGATGGTCGGTAAAGACTTCATGCTCAACGCTGTCGATATCGTACAGGATCCATCTGCACCAAATGCATTTGTTAATGGAGTTATGGAAGGTGTTGATTGGGTTTGGAATAACGGTATCATCGAAGCAAGACGTATTGAACAAATGGAGACTGAAATTAAGAAAGCTCCACGAAAAGATCTCTATGAGGTACAGATTCGTGAGTTTAAGAATTTCCTCTCGTTACTCAAATCAAAATAATAGGAGTCAATTATGACTGATCAATATACTGAAGATCAAGAGGTTGAACTCTACGATGACGTTGAGAACGAAGACGAAGTCGTGGAAGAAGCTCATGATCCGAAGAATGCTGAAGCACAGTCAGTAGCCTCTGTAGATAAAGCTGGTGATGCAACTGGAAAAGCTCCATTGCCTTCACAAGGTACAGCTAAGAATAACACTAAACAAGATCCAATGCCTAAGACTAAGGCTGGCATGATTAATGCTATGAATATGAAGTTGATGCAATCGACCAAAGCAGATGTTCAAAAGCTTTATGCATCATATCATGGCCTTGGCGAATCATTAGAGGATCAATCTGCAGAAGAAGCTGAACTTCAGTATCAGCCAGACTTTTCCGACGACCTAAATGCTCTGATCAATGACGAAGCCACTTTGTCAGAAGAGTTCAGAACTAAGGCCGGAACAATCTTTGAAGCAGCTATCAAGCATAAGCTGTCTGAGGAGATCGATCGTCTTGAGGCGAAGTACGATGAAGAGCTCACAGAAGAGCTTGAGTCTACAAAAGCTGACATGGTCGAAAAAGTCGATTCATACCTCAACTACGTAGTTGAACAGTGGATGGAAGACAATCAAGTCGCTATCCAGTCAGGCTTGCGTGCCGAGATTGCAGAAGACTTCATGACAGGACTGAAAGGCCTGTTCGAAGAAAGCTACATCGACGTACCAGAGTCTAAGGTCGACCTAGTTGATGACTTGGCAGATACAGTTGAAGAGTTGGAAGACAGACTCAACGATACAACTGCACAAGCTATTACTATGGCTGAAGAACTTGAGCAATACAAGCGGGATGCAATCATTCGTGAATCTGCACGTGGTCTTGCTGAGACTCAAGTTGAGAAGCTAAAATCACTCGTCGAAGATGTTGACTTTGAAGACGAAGAAACTTTCGCACAGAAGGTAGAGACCGTCAAAGAGTCATACTTCAATAAAGAAGTAACCGAGTCAAAAGAAGCCGGATATGCCGAAGCCGAAGAAGGAGATTCTCCAGTTCAAGCGGTAGGTTCGATGGCGACATACCTTTCGGCTCTCGAAAAGACTAAAAAATAATAGGAGTCCAAAATGGA